ACCCGCAAACCACACTTCCCTTTAAAACGCGTAACATACATTGCCTGCGTTTAACTTTCTTTGAACTCTTGCAGAAAAATGAGAATTCGTGAGTACGATCACTCAAAATCGCCTGGCAAAAATAAAATCACCCTATAGATGCACAAAAAACGGGCAAAACTACCTGGTTCGCAAAACTGCGTCTAAAGTTAAACCGGGACCTCGCGAGCAAGGGTGAGACGATGGCGCTTTACACAATTGGTGAAGTGGCGTTGCTTTGTGATATTAATCCTGTCACGTTACGCGCGTGACGCAACATTTTTAAAAATCGACGAAGATCGTCCAGGAGCGCCGTTTTTCAAGGGTTGGATAGATGATTCGTTTACCATGTCGACGAACTTCGACGAATTTCGCCGATAAAAAGTGTCCCATACATGCCCCATTGATGCCCATAAACAATATCAGGAATTGACACTGGTTATCCATACAGATAAAAATAACACCTGTACATAACTACAGTTACAGGAGGGTGTTATGCGTGTTGAGATCTGTATCGCTAAAGAAAAAATCACTAAAATGCCAAACGGTGCTGTGGATGCGTTAAAGGAAGAATTAACCCGACGCATCAGTAAACGTTATGACGATGTAGAGGTGATCGTAAAAGCCACCAGCAACGATGGCCTTTCTGTTACACGCACCGCAGATAAGGATTCTGCAAAAACATTTGTTCAGGAGACTCTGAAAGATACCTGGGAGTCTGCTGACGAGTGGTTTGTTCACTAATAAACACGTAAAATCGGTAACGGCTGGAAATCATTCAATACTCGCACTATCGAAAGTTTACCAGCCAACCGCAGCACGTCCTGCATACGTCGTGTCTGCGGTTTTTCTTCTTCGCTTACATTGTGTCTGGTTCTTCCGGCCACTCAATATCAGGTGCAGTTGATGTATCAACACGGTTCAGCAACACCCGATACTTCTTCCAGCTTCCAGCAACGAGTTTTCTTCCTCCGTTGCGATCTCCAGATCTACAGCATCCTGAAGTGGCGCAATATGCTCACTGAATTCCTGGATGTAGAACTGTGTGGTGACGGTCTTCCAGCCATTCGGCTCCTGCTGTATCGAAGCATACCAGGCTATTTCAATATCGCTATGCTGCGGCAGCATTTAACCCCTTGTAATTCATCGCCATAATTGATTTAATTCACAAATAAAACTATAATATGGTGAAATTAATGAAAAAAAACACAGATGATGGGGCTAAAATTTACACACCACTTACCCTAAAGCTTTATGACTGGTGGGTTTTGGGAGTATCAAATCGGCTTGCATGGGGATGTCCTACAAAGGAACACCTTCTTCCACACTTTCTGGAACATTTAGGTAACAACCATCTGGATATTGGTGTTGGAACTGGGTTTTACCTTACTCACGTACCTGAGAGTAGTCTGATATCTTTAATGGATTTGAACGAAGCTAGCCTGAACGCGGCATCTACAAGGGCTGGGGAATCAAAAATTAAACATAAAATTAGCCATGATGTTTTTGAACCTTATCCTGCGGCGTTACATGGTCAATTTGATTCCATTTCCATGTTTTACCTTCTTCACTGCCTGCCTGGAAATATATCTACAAAAAGCTGTGTAATACGCAATGCGGCGCAGGCCTTAACTGATGATGGAACTCTATACGGAGCCACAATTCTTGGCGATGGAGTTGTGCACAATAGCTTCGGTCAAAAACTGATGCGCATTTACAATCAGAAAGGCATCTTTTCAAACACAAAAGATTCCGAAGAAGGCTTAACACATATACTCTCAGAGCATTTCGAGAATGTTAAAACCAAGGTTCAAGGTACTGTAGTAATGTTTTCCGCTTCAGGGAAAAAATAGCATCCAACCGCAGCACGTTCTTGCTTAAGACGTGCTACGGTTTCCTTTACGATTTGGGGTTGCGACTTTACCTCTATTGATAATGCATTCCGGCAGAACGTTCAAATATGAACGTACGATATTTAACTAACCGAAAAACAAAATATATCACAGGCGAGACATTTACCATCTAAGAAAATAGTATCGTTTTTTTACAGTTAAATCAACATCACTTCCTTAAAATGAAAACAATAAATTTCAATCCTGAAACATTTTATCAGGATATCCTTCTGCGAGGTTATTATGCTTCCTGTAAATAATCCCCCCCTATCCACTGGAAACGTCTCTTTTTACAGAACTACATCAATCGACAATGTTCACAATAATTATCTCTCCGAATGGGTTGAATGGACTAAAAACAGCATTTCCGGAGAAAACAGGGAAACTGCTTTTACCCGGCTCCAATTATGTCTGGAGAACAGTGAAACATCGTTGGACTTATCTTGTTTAGGTCTCAGATCTCTACCACGATTGCCTGACAATCTTGATGAAATTAATGTAAGCAATAACCAACTATCAATGCTCCCCGAGCTACCAAGGGCATTGAAAGAGCTGAATGCAAGCAGTAATCAATTATCTGCACTTCCTGAATTACCAGTGTCGCTGGAATATATAAATGTGAGTGATAACCATTTGTTCGCACTTCCTGAATTACCTGCGTCACTAGAATATATTAATGTAAGTGACAATCACCTGTCTGTACTTCCGAGGTTACCAATGTCATTGGAATTACTTGATGCAGCCAGAAATGCTTTGGAAGTAATACCAGATTTTCCAGAAAGAGATGATCATATTATAAGAATATTCTGGCTTAATCAGAACCGGATCACGGCAATTCCGGAAAGCATACTTGGCCTCAGTTCTGATAGCGTTGTCAATCTTAGAGAAAATCAACTATCTCCCAGAATAATGCAAACTTTGTTACAACAAACCGCCCAACCGGACTACCACGGCCCACGGATTTACTTCTCCATGAGTGACGGACAACAGAATACACTCCATCGCCCCCTGGCTGATGCCGTGACAGCATGGTTCCCGGAAAACAAACAATCTGATGTATCACAGATATGGCATGCTTTTGAACATGAAGAGCACGCCAACACCTTTTCCGCGTTCCTTGACCGCCTTTCCGATACCGTCTCTGCACGCAATACCTCCGGATTCCGTGAACAGGTCGCTGCATGGCTGGAAAAACTCAGTGCCTCTGCGGAGCTTCGACAGCAGTCTTTCGCTGTTGCTGCTGATGCCACTGAGAGCTGTGAGGACCGTGTCGCGCTCACATGGAACAATCTCCGGAAAACCCTCCTGGTCCATCAGGCATCAGAAGGCCTTTTCGATAATGATACCGGCGCTCTGCTCTCCCTGGGCAGGGAAATGTTCCGCCTCGAAATTCTGGAGGACATTGCCCGGGATAAAGTCAGAACTCTCCATTTTGTGGATGAGATAGAAGTCTACCTGGCCTTCCAGACCATGCTCGCAGAGAAACTTCAGCTCTCCACTGCCGTGAAGGAAATGCGTTTCTATGGCGTGTCGGGAGTGACAGCAAATGACCTCCGCACTGCCGAAGCCATGGTCAGAAGCCGTGAAGAGAATGAATTTACGGACTGGTTCTCCCTCTGGGGACCATGGCATGCTGTACTGAAGCGTACGGAAGCTGACCGCTGGGCGCAGGCAGAAGAGCAGAAATATGAGATGCTGGAGAATGAGTACCCTCAGAGGGTGGCTGACCGGCTGAAAGCATCAGGTCTGAGCGGTGATGCGGATGCGGAGAGGGAAGCCGGTGCACAGGTGATGCGTGAGACTGAACAGCAGATTTACCGTCAGCTGACTGACGAGGTACTGGCCCTGCGATTGCCTGAAAACGGCTCACAACTGCACCATTCATAATCACATCGCATAAACCACAGACCGGACTGACTCCGGAAAAACAGAGGCCCGCCCCGGGCCTCCCCGGATTCATCCGTTTCTCTGTTCAGCCTGACCGCACGCCCCGGCGGCCGGATGACAGACTCCGCCTCGGTAAGCAAAGCGGTCTTCTGTGATTCCGCCAGTTGCGGCTTATTCATTACTTAACGTCAAACGCCCGAATTGAAGCCAAATCATCCAGACTGCTCAGCTCCTCTTTCATCTCCCGCTGACGGCGATAAATCTCATCGTTGCGATCGACCTGCGCCTGCACCATTGCTGCCGCCAGTTCTTCCAGTTCCGGCATCGACAGTTTCACCTGCTGATTATCGGCATCGCTCCACGCCATATGCGTTTGTGCTGTGACAGATTTTGCCAGCATGACTACCGGGACAGGCGGCCCAGTGAGTCGGGGCCAGCATTCCAGACACGACCGTTCCATTCAAACGTGAACGGCTTCGCCTCCTGTTCTGTGCGCCATGCTTCAATTTCCTGACGTCTGGCCTCTCTGGCCGCTTCCAGCATTTCTGGTGTCACAGTGAATGGGGCTATCTCACCCCATTTGCCACTTTGCAGTTCCTGCCAGATTTGCTGACCCGTCGGTGCGACATCATCAGCGGTGGCTGTGTAGGGACTGCCTGGTCCCTGTCGTCAAAAAAAACGTCACAGTCTACTGCGCCACTTTCGGTATAACGGGGATTAATGATTTTTTTAATTTCCACGGTGCATTCCTCACGATGTGCGAATAAAAAGCCCGGGCATTGCGCCAGAGACATGTGCATCCGGCACCCCGGACAGGGCGCAATATGACCCCGGTAATGAATGCTCTGAACATCCCGTAATGAAAAATTGTGGGATGCTATATACGTTCCGGTGGAGTACTGGGCACTGAAATCCCCACCGGTTCCAGTCGTGAGCCTCTGTATGACTGCCCCCTGACAAGTCTGATGACTTTATCACCGTCAGCTTCTCCCTGGTACGCAGCAATAATCAGCCCGCCAATGTCAGGGTCTCCCCATCTGTTGCGGACAGAGCTCGCCACGATTCTGTAAATAATATCTTCTGTGGTTATATTTATTTTCACCCAGTCAGTCTGGATATGGGCCAGTAGCAGTAGCGGGTGTGATAAATGGGGCCGTTAATGCCGTAAAAAGTAAGGATTTGGCTCTGCGCCGCGGTTCCCTTGTCTCAGGGCGTGCATCAGTCCACCGGATGCTGAGCACCCCTTCAAACAGTGCGTCGGGTATGATGATGTCGTAGGGGCAGCAACGGAATATTCACCTGGCAGCGCATTCCTTACCCAGGCCAGGAAATCATCCTTAGCGTCAAAACGGATAACATCTTCATACAGAAAAGCACGCCCAAAGCCGAATGCGCCGGGTATCGCCAGACGGCCTTTTGTCCGGTCGTAAATGTCGCTCTGTGCTTCCATCGTGGCTGCACTTTTCAGCCCCAGACTATCCCGGACTTCTGTTGTGCCTTTTCGCCTGCTGCTGCGATTTCAGACAGATGGTTAGCCGTTTTCAGAGTGCCGGTCAGCGCAGCATCAATGTCATTTTTGGCCTGTTCTGCTGCGCGGGCATAACCTGCGGCTGCCTGTGCACGCTGACCGGATAAGACGGCGTTTTTCCCCGTGCTTTTCACGTCTTCCGCTGTGGCCTTTCTGTTCTCAGCTGTGACGGTTGCATCCTGTCGGGCTTTCTCCGCAAAACGTTGTGCATCATCACGGGCCGTTGCGGCTGCCGCCACATCCTGCGCCGTCTGCTGTGCGTTTCCGGCTGCAGCCCCGGCACTCTGCTGCGCCTGCGCCACCATTTCCTCAAAGCGCTTCATCACCTCCGGACGTAAATCACCATCCTTTGGTGCATTCAGAAACGCGTTCAGTGTCCCCGGTGCATCAGTCGGTGCCACATCAATATCCCGACACGGGTTGGCTGCCAGCCGTTACAGTGAAGCGCAACCTCGTAATACCCCGGCTCAGCCTCAATCACATAAGCACCGTTATTGTCCATCACGCAAGTGGCAACAACGTGTGCCACAACGGTCGGACTGGTTCTTCTGGCCCGCAGTTCAATCGCACAATTTACGACAGGTTTACCCGCCCCATCTTTCAGTACATCTGAAATCTTTACTGCCATATTCACCCACAAAAAGCCCGCCTGAACCAGCGGCTGTCATAACACTGTGTTACCTGGCTAATCAGAACTTATAACCGACACCCACGATGAAACCGTCAGTGCGCCAGTCGCCACTGCCGGAACCTTCATAAGCAAGGTCAATGGCCACGGATTCGGTCGGGTTAAACTGCACGCCAGCCCCCCACGCCAGAGACGTGTTGCTGTGGCGACCGTCATTACTTCCGGTCAGCACATCGTGCGTTTTCCCCTTGTTGTCAGTTACGCGGAGATAATCCCGGAGAAGGTCGACACACGGCTGTAAGCCACGCCCGCCATCGCATACGCGCTGAACCATTCATTCACGCGCACAGACGGCCCCGCCATCACGCTGAACCAGCGGTTACGCACGGAATCCTCATGCCAGCGGGTATCGCTGTAATGCGTTTTTTGCTCATCTTCAGCGTTGGCATAGCTGAATGACATCACCAGCCCCAGCGTGTCCGTAAACTCATAACGGTATTTCACGTTAATGCCCTTCAGGTCATCGCTGCCTGGCATATCAGTATGGGTCTGAAGATACCCGGCGCTCAGCGTGGACTGATGTTCAGACGCCCATGCAGGCGCACCGGATACGGCCAGACAGATGGCTGCGGACAAAATGGCTGCACAAACTTTACGCATAATTACCTCTCGCTTTTCTGCAATAAAAAAGGCACCATTTCTGGTGTAATGCCGATCAGTTAAGGATCAGTTGACCGATCCAGTGGCTGTGTAAGAATCCGGAAACGCTCACTTGTTTCCGGATTTTTTTATGCACATTGGACAGGCTCTTGATCTGGTATCCCGTTACGATTCTCTGCGTAACCCACTGACTTCTCTGGGGATTACCTCGACCCCGAACTCATCTCTCGTTGCCTTGCCGAATCAGGTACTGTAACGCTACGCAAGCGCCGTCTTCCCCTCGAAATGATGGTCTGGTGTATTGTTGGCATGGCGCTTGAGCGTAAAGAACCTCTTCACCAGATTGTGAATCGCCTGGACATCATGCTGCCGGGCAATCGCCCCTTCGTTGCCCCAGTGCCGTTATTCAGGCCCGCCAGCGCCTGGGAAGTGAGGCTGTCCGCCGCGTGTTCACGAAAACAGCTCAGCTCTGGCATAACGCCACGCCGCATCCGCACTGGTGCGGCCTGACCCTGCTGGCCATCGATGGTGTGTTCTGGCGCACACCGGATACACCAGAGAACGTGCAGCCTTCCCCCGCCAGACACATGCCGGGAACCCGGCGCTCTACCCGCAGGTCAAAATGGTCTGCCAGATGGAACTGACCAGCCATCTGCTGACGGCTGCAGCCTTCGGCACGATGAAGAACAGCGAAAATGAGCTTGCTGAGCAACTTATAGAACAAACCGGCGATAACACTCTGACGTTAATGGATAAAGGTTATTACTCACTGGGACTGTTAAATGCCTGGAGCCTGGCGGGAGAACACCGCCACTGGATGATACCTCTCAGAAAGGGAGCGCAATATGAAGAGCTCAGAAAACTGGGTAAAGGCGATCATCTGGTGAAGCTGAAAACCAGCCCGCAGGCACGAAAAAAGTGGCCGGGACTGGGAAATGAAGTGACAGCCCGCCTGCTGACCGTGACGCGCAAAGGAAAAGTCTGCCATCTGCTGACGTCGATGACGGACGCCATGCGCTTCCCCGGAGGAGAAATGGCGGATCTGTACAGTCATCGCTGGGAAATCGAACTGGGATACAGGGAGATAAAACAGACGATGCAACTGAGCAGGCTGACGCTGAGAAGTAAAAAGCCGGAGCTTGTGGAGCAAGAGCTGTGGGGTGTCTTACTGGCTTATAATCTGGTGAGATATCAGATGATTAAAATGGCGGAACATCTGAAAGGTTACTGGCCGAATCAACTGAGTTTCTCAGAATCATGCGGAATGGTGATGAGAATGCTGATGACATTGCAGGGCGCTTCACCGGGACGTATACCGGAGCTGATGCGCGATCTTGCAAGTATGGGACAACTTGTGAAATTACCGACGAGAAGGGAAAGGGCCTTCCGAGAGTGGTAAAGGAGAGGCCCTGGAAATACCCCACAGCCCCGAAAAAGAGCCAGTCAGTTGCTTAACTGACTGGCATTACACCATTTCTGGTGCCCGTATCTGGGTTATAAAATTCAGCTGATACTGATACCTGCTGTGGATTTCTTCATCACAACAACCAGCAAATCGCTGATACTTGCTGTGGGATACCAGCCATTTACCAGCCATGCCGATACAGAAAACTCCAGCGTCATGTGACCGTGACCGGCAGGCATATCAATAACACCCGTATATATCAGCGTATTATCCAGGGTCGTTCGGTTATAAATTTCAGCACCGTTTTTCTTCACTATCAGGCGGCATGACGAATAAATATTGTTATTCTTCCGCTCATGTTTAGCACCGCGAAACGCCACCGCGGGAATAACAATTTGCCGATCAAACGGCTGATCGTCATAAACCCTGACGGTAATGGTCCCTGATGGCCACCTCTCCGGTGCCGGGAGTCCCGTGGGAAAGGTTTGCCCACTGTTTTAACGAGATCGCCTTCAATCTGGTTCGCGGACAATTTTCCCAGAACCCGACAGTTCTTATTAATCGTGACGTTGTTGAGCGTCCCGGAGTTCGCGTTCACGTTACCGCTGATATCGGCATTTTTCGCCGTCAGCCGTCCGCCAAGTGTCAGGGAAAATGCCGGAGGATTACCGCCGCTGGTAATGGTCGGAGCCGTCAGGCGTTTCAGGAACACGTCGTTCATGAATATCTGATCGCCCTGACCAACAAACATCGGCTTTGTGTTGCCATTCACAGGATTAATCATCGCAATCCTGTCTGCCGCCAGCAGCACCTGACTCTGCATTCCTGCTGGCGTATTCTCAATACCGGCACCGATACCCGCAATATAAAGGCGTCCGTCCTTCATCTGTTGCAGCTTCACAGCCCACATGCTGTTCAGGTTATGATTTGTATCAACCTGAACCTTCTGTATCTGCTGGATCGCTGCACTCTGGTCTTCCAGTTTCTTATTGACGGTCTGCGTGATTTCATTGCTGACATTCGTAATGGACGTCCTGATTTCAGTCAGGTCCGGCGCAAGCTGACCGTTATCAATCTGCGTCCACAACTCCTTGCCGAGATGCGTTTTATTGATCAACCCTTTATAAAAACTCAGATAACCTTCCGCATCATCGCTCGCCCGACCGACGGCCTCCACAAATGCCGATTTGCCAACGGTGTTCACACTGCGAACGTAAAAATAATAATCATGGCCCGGTTTGATATTGATACTGGCGGCTATCCAGTACAGCGCCGTGCCAAGATAGCGGGCTGTGGTTTCAACCTGCCTGATATCCGCAATCCGCTTTTCCGAGAACCAGAACTCAAACTGTACCGTCGGATCATAAACGGCAAGATGCGGCGTGGCGGTTATCTGAAAATACCCCGGCGTCAGCTCAATCCGCGACGGTGCTGCCGGTGCGGCAATCCGGAACGATACCGACGCCGGATCGCCCTGCTGCCCCGGGCATTTACCGCCCGGACTGTCAGCGTATAACGCCCCAACGCAAGCTGCGTGAAACGATATGTGGTTTCCGTCGTCCGGGCTGTGCTGACCAGCCGCTCACTGCCGTCATCCGCTGCCACGGTCAGGCGAAGCAGGAAGCTCACCCCCTTCACCACCTTCGGCGTGTCCCATCGCGCCAGCACCTGATATTCCCCGCTGCCTGCGATGACTTCTGCGGTCAGGTGCTGCACTGCTGGCGGCGTGACACCATTCACCGTGCCGCGCCGGTCACTGTCAATGTGTGCCCCGTTATCCACGATGGCCTCTTTTTCCGGCACATGCTGCACGGCAGTGATGGCATATGTGCCGTCATCGTTCTCACGGATACTCACGCAGCGGAACAGGCGCTGACGCAGCGTCGGCAGCTTCAGCCCCCACACGCTGTATCCGGCAACGCCGTCAGGAACCCGGCTCACTTTCACCTTCACGCCGTCGGTGACGGACTGGACCTCCACGCTGACCGGATTGCCACTTCCGTCAACCAGGCTTATCAGCGTGGTACCGGAGGACGGCAGCGTGATTTCACGGTCGAGCGTCAGCGTCCGGGTCTGGCTGTTCACCGCCAGTACGCGACCACCGGTGCTGATACCGGCATAATCATCATCGCAGATTTCAATGACATCACCCGGTACATGGCGAAGCCCTTCTGCGCCCACGCTGAAGTCCACGGTCTGCGTTTCCAGCAGTTCCGTTTTAATCAGCCACAGCCCGGCGCGGTGTGCCTGTCCCCGGCTGGTACAGCCAAAGGCATCCATCTTCGTGACGTTACGACCGTAACGGAGAATGGCCTGCGTGTCCTCCACAAGCTCTGTCGCCGTCTCATGACCGTTGTCCGGATCAATCCAGTTCACCTCAACGACATTATGGCGGTCCTTCAGGGCGCTGAAGCTGTAGCGGAACGGCGCGCCATCATCCGGCATCACCACATTACTGCGGTTATAGGTCCACACCTTATCCGACGGTCGGTCCTGCACGAACGTCAGCATCTGTCCGTTCCATACCGGCATACAGCGCATCGCCGAGCAAAAATCACTGAGCACATCCCACGCCTTGCGCTGCGTGGTCAGGTACGCATTACAGGTGATACGCGGTTCCGTGCCACCAAAGCCATCCGGCACTGACTGGTCGCAATTCTGGCCGATGACATACAGCGCCCATTTGTCCACATCTGCCGCACCAAGACGTTTCCCCATGCCGTAGCGCGGATGGGTCAGCATATCCCACAGACACCAGGCCATGTTATTGCTGTATGCTGGCTTAAACGTTCCGTCCCAGATACCGCTGTATTGCCGCGTCTGCGGGTTATAGTTCGACGGCACCTGCAGAATACGCCCGCGCAGATGATAATTACGGCTCACCTGCTGGCTGCCGAACTGCTCCGAATCCACCTGTACGCCGACCAGTGCCGTGTTCGGGTAGCACTGTTTCACATCGATGATTTCGGTGTACGACGACCAGAGCGTTTTGTTCTGCAGCTGGTCTGTGGTGCTGTCCGGTGTCATCCTGCGCATCCGGATATTAAACGGGCGCGGCGGCAGGTTACCCACCACCACCGAGGCCAGATACTGCGAAGTGGTTTTGCCCTTAATGGTGATGTCTTTTTCCGTCACCCAGCCACCGTTACGCTGTATCTGAACCAGCAGGCGGACTTCCGACGGACTCCTGTCCCCCTTTGAGGTGGTTTCCACCAGTGCCTGCACACCGAAGGTCAGGCGCAGACGGTCGATATTTGCAGACGTGATGGTCCGGGTGATCGGCGTGTCATATTTCACTTCCGTACCCAGCACCGTCTCGGAGCCGGAGGATTCAAATCCCTCCAGCGGAGTCTGCTCCTGCTCACCTGCCCGGAACACCACCGTGACACCGGAGATGTTGGTATTCCCCTCAGTGTCCAGCACCGGCGTACTGTTCAGCAGCACGCTTTTTAATCCATCCACCGGACCTTCAACCGGCCCTTCACTGATGGCATCAATCACACTCAGCAACTGCGTGGATTTCAGGTTGTCCTTCGCTTCGCGCGGGTATGCCCTTACTGCTGCCTTTACCCATTCGTCATGCTCCATAAACGACAAAACCGCCCGGAGGCGGTTTCACATAAAACATTTTACATCAGCGACCAATCACCACAACCTGACCACCATCCCCTTCGTCTGCCGTGCTGATCTCCTGAGAAACCACACGTGACCCCACGCGCATTTCACCGTACAGAACGGGCAGAACATTGCCCTGGGCAACCATGTTATCCAGTGACGAGAAATACGTGTTCTGCTTACCGTTATCCGTTGTCTGTGTACGGGGAGTTCTGGCTTTCGGTGCCAGCATCTGTGCAACACCGCCAAGCGTCATACTGGCACCGAGAGAAAACAGCAGATTACTCGCCATAATTCCTACCCCCGGCATCCATATAGCAACCGCCATAACAGCCGCCCCCAGCACCGCCTGAAACACACCGCCACTTTTAGCTCCCACCAGACGCGGTACTATGTGGATCACTGCACCATTTGCCAGCGGCTCATTAAGACGGGCAGACAATTCGGTTTCACCTGCATCACGCCCGGCAATGCCACCTGATACCAGCCGTCACTCAGTTTCTGACGAAACGCCGGGAGCTGTGTGGCCAGCGCCCGGATAGCTTCGGCCCCGTTTTCACACGAAGGTCGATGCGGCGGCCAAATCGTTGCAAATCCCCGTAAAGGCAGATGCGTGCCATGCCCGGTGACGCCAGAGGGAGTGTGTGCGTCGCTGCCATTTGTCGGTATACCTCTCTCGTTTGCTCAGTTGTTCAGGAATATGGTGCAGCAGCTCGCCGTCACCACAGTAAATGGCGGCATGATTCGGCACCGATGAACCAAAACAGCACAGCAGCACATCGCCCGGCTGTGCCTCTGTCAGTGCGACACGGTAAAAACCCGTCACCTCCATATTGTCAAGATAGAGATTCTGACCGTGACGCCACCAGTCATCCCCGCGATGAAAATCCGGCATCTCAATCCCCGCCAGATGATAAGCATCCCGGAACAGCGTGTAACAGTCCGTCACCCCGTGCTCAAAGCGCCGCCCGGTGAGATGCGGCACACAGCGGAACTTGTGAATCGCCCCCGGCAGACCAGCCACCACGGCAAATCACTCTGCACCTGCAGCCGCCGGTCAGCCTCACTCAGCCAGGGCAGACCACCGGGATGACTGTGGACCAGCGCCACAATCTCACCCTGCATTTGTGCCCGCAGCCAGTCCTCCGGAGCCATCCGGAACCGTTCCTCCGGCTCACCGGAGATATTCTCGCTGGGAAGATACCTGTCTCCCTCCGGCGTTCTCACCACGAAGCCACACGACTCCGCTGGCGCACATCGCCGGGCGTGCGCCAGAATCGCTGATTCTGTCTGTGTCATGGATTTACTGAGAAAGTTTATTGATGGAAAGGAAACCGCCGAAATTACCGGTATTGTTGCGCAACTCACACCCGCGCATACACTTGCTGCATTTGTCCTTCCGGATATCCGTCGTTGGTTTGTCGAACTCGTCAGCCACTGCCCTGCCCGTGTAACCACACTCATCAGAACGGTAAGTCCACATACAGGTATTCGCCAGCATGATACGCCCCGGGAAAACCGCGCCATCCGTCTCCGTTGGTGTGGCCAGCACAAAAGAGGCACTGACCGCGCTCAGTTCGCTGCACTGCTCGATGCGCCAGCGGCTGATCACCTCCTGTTCCGGATCAGCGTCGCTGTTTCCGTTGACGAAGTTCACCGCATCCAGAAAACGGGCGTAAACCTTACGCCGGACCACCGTTCCGCCGACCAGACTCTGCAGATCTTCCGCCATACCGGTGACCATGCCGTGCAGGTTAGAGACCGTCAGTGTCGGACGGGCAGCACAGCCCCTGCCGTTCAGTTCAAACGTAAGCGCCCCATCAGCGACGTCTTGTGAAAATTGTCCTGTCTGGCAACAATCGCGCCCATCTATATTGATGGACACGAACGATGAATTCCCAGACAACAAAAGATATTCCCTGCTTCCGTTCTTATTTGCCTGATGCCCTGCGTTTAAGATTTGAAGATAAACTGACCATCCGGGCCATCGCTCAGCGTCTGGGTCTCAGTCATTCCACAATACATACGCTTTTTCAGCGATTTCTTGCATCCGGTATCGCATGGCCATTGCCCGATTCAGTTTCATTCGCTCAACTTGACGCCATCCTTTATGCCAACAGAAAGAAGGAATTAACAGAGCCTCAAATCAGAGAAGGCTCATGGCGAAAAGAACGGCGAACCAGCTATAGCCGTGAATTTAAGGTCCGTCTGGCTAAGCAGGCGTTACAGCCTGGGGCTGTTGTTGCCCGGATCGCCAGAGAACACGATATCAATGATAACCTGCTGTTTAAATGGAAAAGCCAGTACGAGGACGGCTTACTGAGCGATGATGACATACAGGAATGCATGCCTGTCCCGGTGGCACTGACTGATACGCCGGAGCCGACCAGACCAGTTACAAATCCCTTCTGGCGTAACAAGCATGATGAGCGCCCTGAGGGGGCTCCCGGAAACGTCCCACGGTGCGAGCTGCATCTTAAATCAGGTGTGGTAAAACTGTTTGACCCTCTCACTCCGGAACTGTTACGGGCGCTAATCCGCGAAATGAAAGGGGGTATCCGATGATAACGCTGCCGACCGGTACCAAAATCTGGATCATCGCTGGCATCACAGATATGCGTTGTGGCTTCAATGGCCTGGCTTCGAAGGTGCAGAACACGCTGAAAGATGACCCGTTCTCCGGGCATATCTTCGTCTTCCGGGGCCGCAGTGGCAAAATGGTGAAAATACTGTGGGCCGATCGTGACGGGTTATGCCTGTTCGCCAAACGCCTGGAACGGGGCCGCTTCGTCTGGCCGGTGACCCGGGAAGGGAAAGTGCACCTGACGCCAGCTCAGTTATCCATGCTACTGGAGGGGATCGCGTGGCAACATCCCAAACGGACAGAACGGCCTGGCATCCGGATATAA